CCAGAGAAGGCACCACCACCATGACCGCCTTTACCGCCGTAAGTATCAACGATAATCTTACGACCAGTCAAACCAGTATCACCATGAGGACCACCAATCACGAACTTACCCGTTGGATTGACAAGATACTTGATATTGTCGTTGAACAAGGCAAGTACTTTCTCCGATGTTATCTGTGCCTTTACGCGTGGAATAAGAATCTCAAGTACATCCTTATGAATCTGCTCAACCATCTCTTTATCAGCCTTCAACTGTGCCTCACGTGAGTCGTCAGCAGGCTTAATAAAGTCGTCGTGCTGTGTTGAAACAACAATAGTGTCAATTCGCTGTGGGATATTGTCATCGCTATACTCCACTGTCACCTGACTCTTTGAGTCTGGACGGAGATAAGTCATCTGCTTACCTTCCTTGCGGATGTCAGCCAATGTGGTCATAAGGAGGTGTGCCAAGTCAAGTGTCACAGGCATATAATTGTCTGTCTCGTTACATGCATAACCAAACATCATACCCTGATCACCAGCTCCCTGGTTCTCGGCATCACCATTGTCAACACCACGATTGATATCATCACTCTGCTCATGAATAGCAGAAAGAACACCGCAGCTATTGCCATCAAACTGATACTCAGCCTTTGTATAACCGATTTTGCAAATGGTGTCTCTTACTACTTTCTGAACCTCAACGTACGCTTTCGATCTAACTTCTCCTGCTAAGACTACTTGCCCAGTAGTCACAAGAGCTTCTACCGCAACGTGTGCTTGTGGGTCTTGTGCTAAGAAAGCATCAAGTATCGCATCTGAGATTTTATCAGCCACCTTGTCAGGGTGCCCTTCTGAGACTGATTCTGATGTAAATAAATTCATCCCTTATTTTTCTTTTTTTATGACTTATCTGATTTAAATACAGCTCTACCATTGAGCTATTTGCGCATTATCGTCTGTCCGATAGTCAAGCGTCTTTCCGCTTTGCCAATTATGAGCTAGAAAAGATTTCCTTGAACATACATCGGTTCTTTCTTTTGGGAAGAGCCATATTCTTCTATTTCAACACCAGTCTTTTCCTTTATCCATTCCGCTAAGATGTGGCGGTGACAAAAATCTTCTGGCTTTTCGTAGCAGCAAAGGGCGACATCTTGACCGTTACCAGCCATTTCTACACTCTTCAGAAATTGTTGCATGTCCTGTCGGGCAAGCACCTCAGACTTATATCGCCTTACATAATCCTCTTGCGTTTCATCTTTCGCGAACAGGATGCTCTTTGTCGGGGCTACCTGTTTCAGCGAAATACCATTGAACCATTTGGGAGGATAGAGGGCTATCCCGACGACCTTAATTCCCGCCTGCTGCAATTTCTTGCTATTGGCGAAGTATGATGTGTAAATTCTCATATTCTTGAATTATATGTAAAGTTAGTGATTTTATTTGATAAACAAATATATTTTGCAATAAAAGTTTATTTGTTAACTATGTTTTAACATTCAGCCTTTTCTCGTTTCATAGTTGTAATGCCTTTCTCAACCTTTGCCTGTAATCTTCGTTGGCCGCATTTTGGGCTTCTCCCAAAGATGCAAACATACAATTCTCCATGAAACACCTACCGATTTCCAAGTTAAACTTACCTCCGCTTTCTTCTGGTGGGTAGATGATGTAACCACCAAATGCGATGGGTGCATAGTACCTGCCATCAAATTCACACCATTTCAAATCTGTGACGTTGTCCAATATGCTCTGTCTTCCTCCGTCGAATGCTATCTTAGCGGAAAGTTCTGCGTAGTGCCTACTCAACACTTCATTGCCACTAGCATCCCTATATAGCTTTCTCCTGATATACTGCAAAGCCTTGTCTATTGTTGCTCTCTGTTCCATACTATACCTCCTTCAAGTTGAACAAGTCCGCTTGTGTCATACCATCGAACCAAGCAGGAAATATCGGGTCGAGGCCATATATTCTATCATATTTTACCTTGGGTACTTTCCATTCGCTTTCATCATACTGGAAAGCCCAATCTGTTCCGAACCTCTCTACCATCTTGTCACGAGCATCACCATAAGTTTCTGCTTCCTCCACATGGTAACAGTTGCGATGTTTAGCATCGCTCATCATGAATGTGAAATAAAACCGTTCCATACTATAAATTATTAAAATAAGTTTTATAACTAACAACTCTTACATTGTTCCTGTGAAGTTTCCGTGCAGCCTTTTCCATATCTTCTCTCTTGCCCTTATATGCAAGGGAGAAATCATGAGTCCACCAATATTCCTTTGACTTACGCCTATCAACAAGCATAAGCGTCGTGCCGTCCCTCCTGCTGTCTTGGATTATCACAAACAAATCTTTCTTTTGCCAGGCCCTGTTTAATCTGTCTTTTCTTTCTATTTCAGCCTTTCTTTGTTTACGACTTACTTTTTTTCTAGCATAGTACCTATCATCTATACCAGCTATAGTAGCTATGGTATTAGCTCTTCTATATTCGCTTTCTGCGATATACTCCTGGTAAGACGAATAGCCTTCATAATCATCGTAAATTTCGGAAAGGTGGCAGGCCTCCGTATCGTTAAAGTCAAACATATCCAAACTCTTTATTAAACTTATCTATTCAATTAATATGTGTATTCTACTTCCTTTTGATTGTCAGAAGCGATCTCACACATGTTTTTAGTACAGGAAATCTTACTTATGTATTTTTGGTTATGCTTAAATACAGGACAGTAAGCACAGAACACATAAGGGATATTATTAGATTCCATTATTGCGAGCACTTAATAAGGCATTTCCGCAAGTAATTCTGTCCTCATCTTCCTCTATTGATGGGATGAAGACAATCACGTCCCAGCCTGCATCCAATAACGGTTGCTCGAATTGCCTATACACGTCATACTTGTAATATCCCATCTGTGTTTGCAGGTTAAAGGTCTTGGCCTCATTCGTCTCATGGATGGGAGTTATCTTGACGATAAACTTTTCCTTATCGAAGAGATCAGACAAGACATTAGGGTCAAGGATAGTCTCAGATGTTACAGGGAAGTTCAGCGTGTACTTACGGCCTACTGGCATTGGGAGGCTTGCAGTTATGTCAGCTATTTCATGAAGCGAAAGAGAACGTCCCCTAAAAAGGGCTTTTCTTTGTCCATCATCAGTTGAGTTGATGGATAGTTGTAATCCTGCTTCTCCCTTATACCTCACATTCTTAAGCTCACACACATCCTTTAAAATGTGTGGAATATCCTTTTTGATAGCACGAGGCATCATAGTTGTGAATACAGGATGTAGAGTGTCTGCCTGTATAGGCGTTATGATACGTTTTAGGTCACACCATAAAAACTGCAATATGTTAGTGGCGTTAAAAGAGGGTTCACCCATCCTAGCCAAGTGCAAATTGAACCTTTTAGTGTGTTTCATCCCACTGCTCCTCCATGCATGGCTGACTTGGAAACACAAGTCTTCAACACTGGCATTTCCATGAAAACCTACTTTCGGGCAGTCGCAGAACTGGCACCGCATGGGACAGCCTCTCTGAGTGGAAATGGTTACTACCATCTTATCTTCCAAATCGACATCGTGATGCTTAACACCATTAATCTCCTTGTTTAGTCCGAGGAAATCAGCCTTGATGTTATTTTCTTTGCCATAGTCACCTACGTACAGCCACTCCAAAAGATTAACGTCATCGCTGTAAATACAGCCTGTTCTAGTCTTAAATTCTTTAATCATAGTTCTTCTTTTTCAAATTCTGTTTTTTAATACTCTACGTGAGTTGTTAAATCTTATGTTCGACAATTTGTGCGCTTACCCATTCGACAGCCATTTCGTGCATATTGTTGGCTTTATTGTCGTCAATCTCATTAAGCTGCCAATCACAGCCAAGTTCTATATACCTTTCGACGTCTATGTCGTGGTACACCGTATCGTTAGGGTCGGAGTAGAAAGCCATTGTTTCGTAGTAACGTTCGCAACCGACAGTAACAATTCCCATCCTGCCTTGTCGTTTCACAAATAGCCTTCCTACGGTAGAGACAACTATTTTTATATTTTCGTACTCCAACAGGGTGTTCCGCCTGAAGAGACATCGGTCTGCACATATAAAATGTCCTGCCCACCCCCGTTCTGTCCGTTTTACTTTCTTCTTCATTCTATCCTTAATATGTTTAATTTTATACGGCTTTATTGAATTTCCTAATCACGTTCATATTCTCATTTACCAGACTTACAATTTCATCGTGATATTTGCTGTTTTGATTGCACACGCCACGAGATTGGACTAACTGATAGCGTTTCAAGTCTACTTCAATTGTTTCCACATGCTTGCCATTCACCTTTGCAGTTAAAAGAAGGCTGTCCAATCGCTTGTGGTAACCCACAGCAAACACGCAGTGGTGCATTGCTTTTCCCTCCTGCATAACAGCATCAACTGTTGGTAGAACTTTTATAACAACTTTTCCATCAGAAATCACCATACCCTTAAAGCGCTTGCGAGCAACTTCATATTGCTTAACAGCTTTCTTGTCTTCGAGCAGTTTCTTTCGTTCTCTAATCTTCCTCTGCCTTTCTTCGTGCCGGTGATATAGTTCTAAAGCTTCGTCGTGAGCCTTTTTCAAGTCAGCAGGACAAATAAACTTGGGGTTTCGCACATCTCTGTGTGCGCGTTCAAGCAAGTTTATCATATCTACCCACATACGCCCGTCTGTAACATGATAGTTGTGTCGTAAAGTCACCTTAACAGCAGCCATCTTGTTAGTGTTATTGTAATCTCTATTCCAATCAAAGGCCAAAGCATGAAGTAAGGGATATTGCTTACACTTCCAAAGTGTTTCAAACATATTGTTCTTTAATAATCCTTCTATTACGTCACGAGGTTGCATATTATGGAAACTTCCCTTTAAGCCGTTACGCTTCAAGATGGGTGTCTTAGACGTTATTTTTGACGCACATATAGGGAGTTGGACAGTATAATCCTTATAAGCCACTGGAACATTCTTCAAGGATAGAGAACTCCCTAAAATCCATGAATCTATCCTACTGCTCATACATAATCTGTTCATGGATTCTACCTCCATGTGACCATTGGCATCAAACCATAACCGCATAGGTTCTATGAACTCGTAGACTTGCCTCTGTTTGCGCACTTGGAAGAAACGGCATACTTGCCATTCTTTTACTCGTGACGAGACAACGAAGTATCTATATATAGTTTTTTCGTATGCACGCTCTTTCGAGGTGTATGAGTGGTTTATGCCCCATTCCCTTTGCTTATCAGAGATAGGAGGGATTGTGGCACTTAATGCCACTACCTCCCTTTGTGTCTTGTTCCTTGGTTTCATAGGCTGTCAAAAAGTGATGGTTCACTAACACTTTCCTTAGCTTTTTTCTTTGGTTTCAAGCTTTCGCGTTGTTTGGCAAGCTGCTCCTCATAAAAGGCGTTACGGGCTTTTTCTCTAATTTCCTGTTTCTCCTTTTCTGTCAACTCTACCGTATGGTTAACAACGACATTGCAGTTTATCTTTTCCCCTACGTCCAAGTTATCTTCATCATAGTAGTGGACAGCCATTCCGAAAATTTCGTTGTCTTCAAAGCCGTTACAGCCACTTTGTTGCACTTCGTTCAAGATATAGGTAATACACTCGTCTATGCTCTTGTTTGGCTTGGCATAGGACTTTGCAAATAACTCGTCTGTTTGGGCGCGCTTTTCCAAATATTCTTGGATAGTGCGTTTAAAATTTTCTGTTCCTTTCATAACACTTCAATTGAATAGTCCCAAAAATCGTCAGCACCTAGGACGATTTTCCCATCATGGTACATTTCACTAATCTTGTTCTTGGCGCCCTTTTCACCAGTCGCCCTTACCTTGACCCTTTTCTGCAAAGTCTCGGTTATTAAAACTTCAAAACATCTCATGTTGCTAAATTCTATTGATGTTATTCCTTATTTCATCAGCTTGCCTTGCGATTTGGTAATTGTCGTTATTTCGTGTCCTTATGTCATTAAGGTCGAATTCTGACACGGTAGGTAAAAGGCTGACAAACTCATTTACGGCTATGTGCCAAGGAGCATCGGCTATGGTAACGTCGTTCTTTTTCACCAAGTACCTTTCCTTGCTGATAGGGGCAATGGTTACATTGACATCATTACTTATACCTACTGTTGCAACGAATTTGCAAGGCTCTTCGTTGTGCTGATAGTGGTATTCTGAAACCTGACGGAGCAACCTCAATTTCATCCAAAGGCTTTCAATCAATGGTTCTAGCTCGTAAAAGCTAGCGGACCATATACTTCCACACGATGCACAAGAGAATACAACAGTTAGTTCTCTTTGGGTGTTTTTTAAACCACATAGATGGAGTGTGTTTTGATGCCCGTTATACCCCCATGAAAATTGGGCGTTTGCATCTTGTTTTAATGGTAATCCGTGAGGGCATCGTATGTTCACGAGTAATCCCATTCTTTTATCGGAGAGTTGAATGGTCCCAGTTTCTTTTAAGATGGCTATGTCTTCTTGTTTCAGTTTACTGGAATCGAGTTTTAACTTCCAAGGTACAATTACATCATCTCGTAAGAGAGAGTAATTATAATCCCCTGGAAGAGTCCCGTCTTCGTCTGGGTTCGGTATTCTCCAAATAAGATTATCTGAGTTATAAGGGTAGTCTATCTCGTTTTTCTGGTCATAACGGCAGTAATACATCCTATTGCATGTGCCGATTTTCACTTCTTGACCGTCTATTTTTCTTCTTGCATACTCTCCCATGGCTGCTGCTATTTGATTGTTTGTAAATTTTGTTGACCGATTCTTCCGTTCACGTACTTAATAATGTCTTGGTAAGCGCGCTTTTGTCCTTTCAGAACATCCAATATATCATCTACTTTGTTGACCTCTTCAAGGTCTTTTGCAAAAACAACGCCTGAACACAGGGTGTCCATCCGTTTATCAAGCTCCCTGATGACTTTCCTTATTGCAGGAACGTTAGGGAAGAAGTTCCCACTGTTCAGCTTATCAAACAAAGGCTGATATACAGCCTGATAAGCATCTCTGTTTTTCTTACTATGTTTCATTGCTCTTTTATAATTTTTTTAACCAAAAATCTTGGAATATCTCACACTTGCTATAAAGAATAGCCTTTTCCAGCGTTTTGGAGTAAAACGGAGGAGTAATATTAAATATACACTCCCCACAAGGATGAGGGGAAAGCTATCGCTTATTAAAGCGATAAAAAAAGGAGAAATAAGGGTACTCCCAGTTGAAAAAATTCTGATTCTTTTCATTGCTCTTTTGTTTTTTAATTGTTATTATTTATATTGCAAAGGTAGTCATTTTATTTGTATTAACCAAATATAACTAGCTGAAAATCAATAACTTAAACTTTATTTAACTTTGGCAATCCTTTTCAAAATCCCGTCTATCGTGAATATCCCTTTTAGCTCTTCTTTTAACTCACGATGCCGTAATAAGACTTTCCAACGATACCTGTTAGGGTCCGACATATCAAGCTCATTACCACTTACTTTTTCCTTGTCGATGAACTCGCTTAACTTGACCATGTAATCTTTGGACTTCTTGTTATCGTAGAAATCCTTAAAATCCTTATCTGTCGCTAAAATAATAATATTGCTTTCCATAATTCTACTCCTCCTCAACATTTAATTCGACTTGTTCCCAACCATTGCAAGCAGAGAGCAACCTTTGCAGTTCTCTACCCTTGCCAGTATTTGGTGATGTATTCTTAATATCTTCCTCAACATACGCTTTCAACTTATCGATAAGCTCTAAAACTGTGTACTCTTGGTTGGAATATTCTCCAACCCAATCGGTATCAGAGGTGTCCGCTGATACACACTTTCCAAACTCATCGTCCCAGTCTTCCTCTGATATATAGTCAGCAGTCGAGAGGGTAACTTTTCTTGTTATAGTTTCCGTCACTTCACAGTCGCGTTCCACAGCTTGTTTTTCGACTTGCTCCCAAATAGCATTCTTGTCGTATTCTGAACCCATAGGTATATTTGATGCGCTCATTTCAGCCCTCCTTTCATTTCGTCAAAGTCCAAGTTCCAGTCCTTGTCCTCTTTGCGTTTTCGGATGATGGCCTTGGCCTTGTTCAGCATCATGGCGTACATGTCATCGCATTTGTCGCCCCAAAACATGTTGTTCATATATTTGGAATCGTTTTGGAACATGTTGAGCTTGGCTTTTACCATCTCGCCAATCTTCCTGATGTCATCAAATTGCTCATAGTGCAAATCCTTATCAGTCTTGTGTAGGATGTCGTTGATGTCTATGATGCACGACTCGATGATGTCGCACGCCATGAACATCGTAACGGCATGCTCCGTTATCTTTTCAATGTCGCTTGCCGGCACGCCTGCTTGTTCAAGAGAGAACGTTTCTGACTCGTTTGCAGCCTCCTCAATGTAGCTGTCTACCACTTTTGCATACAAGCTCTCGATTTTCTTACCCCATTCAAGGGCTTGGACAGCATTTCCACTCCGAAGAAGAGTGTCTTGCCTTATCCTCATCTGCCTTATTTGGGGATCTTCCTCAAAGCTGTTGCGTATCTGGCGCAACATGTCGGACGGAATGTCCTTGATACTTAGTCTTTCCATAATTTCATTGCTCTATGATTAAAATTCCTATGATGTAAAGTTAATAATAAATATCTGAATACCAAAGAGTTACAGCTTTTATTTTCTCTTATTTTACTTTTTATAACTTTTACACTTATGTGCCATGCCATAAACAGCTTGCTCTCGGTCAATCTTACGTCCCCAATTCAAAGCGGCACAAAGAGCAGTTCGGTACCATGCTTTTTCATCGTCTGTGGTAAGATATTGATTAGCTCTTACCAAATAATTAATAAACTCAAAATCTTTCATAATCAAACAAATAAATTCTTCTGTACCATACACAACACTTTCGTTTCTGCATCTTTACAGAACTGCTTATTAACCTCAAACCCGTATGCCTTTCTTTCAAGATTAGCAGCCGCAAGAAGGGTCGAGCAGCTTCCTGCGCAGGGGTCGATAACGACATCCCCTTTATCCGTAAATATCTCGATGAGCCTTTCAAGTAGAGGGACACTCTTCTGCGTAGGGTGGACTCGTGGCGTATCTGTATCTCTTGGATAATCCATGCAGTTGAATATCATTCTGCCGCCATTATTGAATTTCGGTAACTTGTCTCGATAGAGCAGCAGACCATACTCGCAATTACCAACTATCTTCATATTGGCCTTCAAAACCTGTGGCGAGTAGTTCTTACGAAATACAAGAGGGATATACTTCATTAACCCATATTTTTTACCCAGTTCTATAAACTGGAATTGCTGTTCAAACTCACAGAACAATATCATACAAGGGGCTTTGTTTACTCCCTTTGGTTCTTTGATGAGCATCTTTGAGCAAAAGTGCATAAATTCTGCTGGCCTGAACTCATTTTCTGATGAAAAGAACTTCTTCCCAGCTTTGTCGCTCTCCCCTTTCTTATTGTCGCCTCCCTCATACCAAGTAGGATTGCTGGCATAGGCTTTGTTACCTAAATTGTATGGGACATCAGCTATGATAAGCTGCGCTTTCGGAATGCTATAAGACTTGTAATTCTGAAAACTATCATTGAATATCTTTATTTCTTTCATTGCCTTTTCTTTTTCGATTAAACCATTGTGCAATAGCACTGTTTTCGTATTCCTTGTTGGTGGCAATTTCCAAAATCACCTCCCCAACGGATTTTATTTCACTCATTTCAAAAAGGGGTATTGTCGTCAAAATTCGGCTTGCTGTCCAACTCGTAAAACTGGGTGAAGCGGCCATCAAATCCGACCAATGCGGTTCCAGTACCGACACCTCGTCCCTTGGCGAGTATCAGCTTGGCAGTCCCGTGTGTGTCTTGGTCATGAAAGTCACCCTCATACTTGACCTTGTTGTTCGGGTACGCTTCGGGGCGGTCAATGAGTACAATGTTATCGGCACTTTCCTCAATCTGACCAGACCCGCGTAGTTGATTTATGCTAGGATGGTCTTTCCCACGTGCAAGCTGGGAAAGGAGAATGACGGCTATTCCGCACTCCTTTGCGATGTTCTTTGCCGAACGAGCCATGTATGCAAGACTTGCCTCAACGCTGTTTCCTACCTGTGAGTAGATTTGCAAGTAGTCTATTACGGCCAGCTTTACGCCTTTCGTCCTTACCAACGTTCGGATGGAACTTATCGTATTGTCAAACGAAACGGTGGCTCGTTCGTCAATGTATATGGGTAGTCCTTCGGTTTCACCAATGGCCCTATCAAACTGCCTTAACTGATAATCTTCCAGCTTACAATTGACTATAACGCTTGAACTAATCCCAGCCTTGCTGCTGATGGCACGGGCTGCAAGTTCTGACTTTCCCATTTCAAGAGAGTAGTAAGCGACAGGATTTCCCCTTTCAGCTGTGTGCATCGCGACATTCATGGCCAAACTGCTTTTTCCCACACCAGTAAATGCGGCTATAATAGTTAGTGTCGTCGGTCTTAGGAGGAAATGTTCGTCAAACAGCCTGAACCCTGTTTCAAGGCTTTTCCGTCTCCCTTGCGCATTGTCATTTACAATGCCTTTAAGTTCGTCTACAGATTCGTCAAATGAGTATATTCCATTGTCTGTCGTGTTGGACTGTATCTCACCTAGGGCAGTCAGAGTGTTATTCACCACTTCCTCAAAGTCGCTCATGGGATCTAGTATGTTCTGTGAAGCTAGTTGTAATTGCTTCCAGAGCTTACGCTGTCTCCACATGGTGTGTAGTCGCCGTACATCCTGCCCTAGTGTGTCTAGGCTTACGAACCTTACCAAGCTTAGAAAGTCGGTAGTGTCCAAGTAGCAAGGCATTTCGTGAGTTCTAGCGTAATGTGCGAGGGCGTTTACGTCTGCTGTTTCGCCTGTCGCAATGACTGCTGCCAGGCATTGGAATATGGCTTGGTTTCGCT